ATGATGGAAAATGGAGTTTTTGGACAAAAAGTTCTACAGGTAATTGGACAGATTTAGCTTCGGCAGAATATGGCAAACAAACCGCAATGGATATATTTAATAATTTCTGGCAAGGAAAACTTTCTCCTATTGCTGGAATTGCTAGGGATATGTGGAATGGAAAGAACTATCAAGGTCAGATTCCGACTCTTGAAAATATAACAAGTGGTGCAATTACACCAATAATGATTCAAAATACCGATCAGATGCTTAAAGACCCAGCATCTTCTTTTGTATTAGGATCACTAATTCTTGATGGGTTAGGTTTTTCTGTAAGTTCGAGTATTGCTCCCAACTCCCAAACTAAACTTATTCCTACTGGTCAGAATATAAAGAATGACGACCTAATTAAAGGAATACTGGTTTATGCCCAAGCTATGCAAACCGATCCCGAAACCGCATTTAATCGTATATTTACAGGTCAGACAATTAGAAAAGTAACCAACGGAACTATAATTGTTGAAAGAATGCCACTATCAGAGTCTCAAGCGGTTAAAAAGAAAGCCAATGCCAATAACCCCCAGATGAAACTCGATCACACCATTCCCCTTGAACTTGGTGGAGACAATAGTACAGGAAATCTTAAACTGGTTACTACTTCCGAGTGGTCTTCCTATACATCGGTTGAAAATGCTCTTGGATCAGCACTTAAATCAGGAAAGATAGATAAAAAGACAGCACAGGATTTAATTATTCAGTTTAAGAATAAGAAACTAACCAAAGAACAGGTATTATCGAGATTGAAATAGGGAAGTGTATAATAATTATGATGTCTATGAATGATTAAATGGGAATTATCACCAAAATTAAAGAAAACTTGCAACTCGTACTCACCATCGC